TGTTCACTGATGTTTTCCATGACTTGTTCCTCTTTGAGGGCTGGTTTTAATTTTGATACGTGCACAGTTACAGGATAGGATTTGTCACCGTGAATTTGAACATTCACATGACCCATGAGAGCTGCTTTAGCATCTTTTGTATTGCTTCCATCATGGCGATGGATAACCTTTCCTGAAACTTTCTTTTTATTATGGGTGAAGGAGACATCATCTCCAATTTTCACTTCATTTATTTCCATTCTTCTTCTCCGGTGGAGCTGGGAAAGGACTTCCCTTGGGTAGAATGTTGCCTGGTTGATTTGGATCTTCTAGAGGCTGAGAATAATCCATACCTGCCGATGCCTGCTCTTCGTTCTCATTTTCAATTTCTTCAAGTTCTTCTTTGGTTAAACGAAGAATGTGCTTTTGAATATAACTCTTGCTCACATACTTGCCCATGAAAGGATCAACTTGAGCTAACAGTTCAATGCGTGTACGAAGTAATTCTTGGTCTTTGCTTTCTGTGTAATAGGCATCTTGAGCAAATTGATATTGAATCTGTTCTTCAATTTCTTCCCAATCAGCTTCAGTTGTAACACCTTTCAATACAAGTTGTGTTTTCAACAAATCATTGAACATACGTGAGAATTGCCGACGAAGCTTGTTGACAAATTTAGTAAACTTCAATTCATCACGATTGATTTCAGCAGCACGACCAAAATTCAATCCGGTTTGTTGTTGTAAACGTGACACTGGTACATATAAACTTTCATACAACTTGCGTTGAAAATATTCAATGTCAGCAATCTCACCAAGATTTTGTCCGCCTGGCAAGGTTTCAATTTGTGTACCCTTGCCACCTTCACGACGAGGTAACCAAAAATCTTCCAACAGACTCATGGTTTTCTTGTCATCACGAATCTCACCTGTGTTGGCATCATACACCAACTTGTTGCGATAACGATTCATGATGTCTTTGATGTATTGTTCTGCCTTAATCTTAGGAAGATTGCCTACATCAATGTAAAAGATACGGCGTTCAGGTGCTCTGGCTAAACGATAAATCACCAAAGCATTTTCCATCATACGTAATTGATTGGCTGTTTTGATGGCCTTATGTAAATAGCTCAGTACCATGTTGTTATCAACATCCACCAATCCTGATGGTACATAACAAATGGCATCCTTTGTGATTTTCAATCCCTGTGTCATGCCCGGGCTGACTTGCATGGTGGGTGTAGTTAACACACCCTTGTCATTATACACAAAGAATTCTTCCACCTTCTTTACAAATTCCACACCTGTAATCTTATCTTTTTCTTTGATAACATTACGAACCTTTTTCATTTTACGTGGGTCAACATAACGAATGTCAGTTAACCCCTGTTTTGGTTTTGCAGTATCAACAACTTTATGAAAATATATTCTACCGTCTACGTACCAACGACGAAAATAATCTTGTGCTCTGTTACGAAAATCCAACATCTTGGTGATGTTGTCAAATTCTTCCTTGATGGCCTTTTTAATTGAAGCAGAAGCTTTCAATTCATCCAGATTCAATGACAAAGGATCTTCATTTTCAAGATTGGCAATTGATTCATTTACAATGTCATCAATTGCGGCATCTACATCAGCCATTAAAGCTGTGGCACGGTAGCGTTGAATTAAATCGGATTCATTTTTTGCGGCGTTATCAAGGTCTAGATAGGTACCGTAGTATCCGCCTGCTCGAACTGTATCTAATGCACCTTCGTCGGAAGGGGGCACAAACGAACGTTCAGTTTGTGCCGGTTCCTTTCGCTTGATGCTATATCCAAAAATATCCATAATATGTTTACCTAGTCAAAGTATTAAACAGGTCTTACATCAAAATGAGAATATTGGAATGTCACTGTGAATTCTGAAATCACATCATTTTGACCGTATGCTAGAGCAATTTCTGATACGTTGATTGGGAATGCGTTACGAATTTCGTAGCTACGAATTGCTACATCGTTTCTATCTAGTTGTTGAACACGCATATCACATTGATACAATGAAGGTACCAATTGACCGCCGTTGTTCACACGATTGTTCATTAGGTCGGTCCAACGTTCAAAGAGTTGACGCATCTTCATTGTGGTGTCATTGATGATGGTAACGGTCCATGGATCAAAGATACGTTCGCCAGCCAACTTCACTTCACGACCGCGATATTGAACGATTGTTGGATTAACGTTTGATGCAGGGAGTGCCGCAGCTGTGACTAACAATGAGTCATCAGAAGCTGATACGCCCACTGCTGCAGGCCAAGTAAGTGTCACCAAAAATTGATTTGGACGTGCACCACCTGCGCCTAATTTATTTCTGAATTGGGTAATATCCATTTGTTTCTTCTCCTAGAAGTTATTTAGTTTAGGCGCCTACGACTTCTTCAAAGCTCACACCAGTACGTGTGGCAATGAAGTTCAATTGCATGAAGTTGATTGAACGAGCTGGCTTGATGAAGATGTCAGCTACGAATTCGTTACGGTCAATGACTTCGCCTGTATTATTTGTTTCATCGCATACCACACGGAAGTCATAGATACCACGACGACCGCGCACATCACGCAAGAATGGTTCCACTAAGTTACGGAACTGAGCGCGTGTGAATGCATCATTAAATTCAAACAATTGATACTTACCTGCTGTGGCAATGGACTTTTCTAGTACGATGAACAAGCGACGTACATTGATACGGTCAAAGGCTGATGGCTTGGCAAGAAGTGTCTTGTCGCCAAACAACACGGTACCTTCACCTGGGAAAGCAACAACTGGATTTACACCTGACTTGTATAGGGTGTCGCGGTCTGTCTTGTCTGGTGAATATGCCAACTTCACAACATTCTTGATTTGACCACGATTCAAGCCGCCTGGTGAGAACCAAGGATCGGCAATGTTATCTGTACGTGCACATAGACCTGCGATGTCGGCATTCAATGCCACCCAACGATACGCGTCATTGTACTTGTCGTATTGATACTTCCAACCTGAGTCCATAACACCATATGAGGTGTTCACACCTAGTGTGTCGCGGTCTGCAACAATGTCATCAGCTTCATCACCTGCATTATTCACAACTGATGCTAGTTCTGGTGACACGAAAGCCACACAATCCATACGTGATTTTGCAATTTCAACTACGTATGCACCCACAGTAAGTGAATTTGGACCTGTGATTAAAAGATTCACATCAACAATTTCTGCATTGGCAAACAAATCCCAACCTGCTTGAATGTTGCCATCAGTTGGAGCATCAGCAGTTACACCACTAGCAAGTGAAAAGTCGTCTGCGCCTGTGGCAGTGAAGGTTGTTCCTGCTGCGGCGTCACCCCAGTTTGTAGAAGCTGGGTGATCCATCCAATATACATAACGTGAACCACGAAGTACATCACGATAGAAAGCAGTTGAGCCATCTGAATTCTTGGCATCACTAGCCTTTGACATGAAGGCAAATCTTTCTAGAACAGTATCAGCTGTTCCTGTCCATGCACCATCTTCATCAACAACTACAATGTGAATTTCAGCGTCTGAACCACCTACGGCATCAGCATATGCTGATGTGCCAGGAGCAGCGTCAAATTCACCCTTGTAAGCCCATGCTGAGAAACCTGAGGCGTCACATACTGACACCATTAATGAGTTACCAAGTACACCTGGGAACTTAGCGGCAAATTGACCTACTGCAGCAGCGCCGCCTGCATATGTTGCTTCCCATTGGTCTTCATTCTTGATGAGAAGTGCTGTGCCTGATGCTACAGCATTTCTTGCTGCTGCACCTACAGTACGAACAACTTTTAAGTTGTTGGCATAAGAAAGAAAGTTAGCAGCTGAGAAAAAGCTAGCGGCAACTGTGTCGTTTGGCTTACCAAATGTTTTTACTAATTCAGCTTCATTGCTGATGGTTGTGATTTGTTCAACTGGACCCCATTGGAAGGCTCCCACATAGCCACCAATTGATGTGGCAACAGCAGGAACGATACCTGTTAGGTCTTTTTCGACTACAAGTACGCCTGGTGATAATTGAAATGCCATTTTATTCTCCTGTTAGTGATTGAAATCTTAATAGTATCTTCAAGGTGTGATAACACTATGGTTTCAAATATTTATACTTTTACACACCTTCAAAACAGTTAATGCTTGTAAATGTTGTTCCATGGCAAAGTTTTATCAGTAGACCATACGGTATTTTGTTCAACAAATATTGTTTCTGAGGATCCGTCATCTATGAAACCAAACGGAGTCAATTCATCCTCAATTTGTAACATTTGTTGTTTGTAAATTCTTTCACGGACATTGATGTCTGTCAGTTCTCGGAAATATTGATTGGTTGTTAGCCAGCCAAACAGAACCAAAGTCATGACCAAATCGTCGTGATATCCTTCGTCGGCTACATATGTACCATTCTTTTCAATGAAAGTTGAGAATTCATGAATGGTTTCAGCGTCAAGTATATTTAGTTTTTTTTCTTCGAGGAGGCTTTTGATAGCGAAACATCCCTGCCGCTTCACAGACTTTGTGGTTCTAACACCTAAAGTGGTGGATTTCGCAAACCCTGGACTGATGAAGGTCTGATTGTTTTCTTTGACGGTACAAAGTATGTTTTCATACTCATGTTCAACGTGAAGAATATCAGCAATCTGTGCACCAATGTCATTGGTTTCCACAAGAATAAATGCATTGTTGTAATCTTTAGCGGCTTTCACAATCACCTCAGGAAACAACATAGGAGAAATGGTGTTGTTTTTAAACTTACCTACAAGTTGATATGGCATATCAGAGACATCAACAACGGTGAATGCCGAATAATCTCCTCCAACACCTCGTGCTACGTCAACATTGATAACATACATCTTGCCTTTTTCAGGCTCACTGTAAATAGATAATCCTAGGTCGTTATAGAATACAGGATCTATTGTACTCATACTGGCCAACGTGGATCCATTAATCAATGTATTGCTTGACCCTAAGAATTGACACAATACTTCCTGATTGAACTTCACTTCTCCTAATGTCTTGCGTTGTTCCTCAGCCCAAGCCTCATTACGCCCTGGAATTTCCCAGTAAGGAATGAAGTGGTGAATGAAACCATTCTTGCCTTTTTCTGCCTCGTTCCAGAACTTCCAGAAATGATTGTATCCTAACGGTGTAGAAGTCAAAAGAATTTTTGTGGTCTGACCGGCAGAAATCGTGGGATACACAGAAGCAAAGAATTGTTCTGCGATATTATTGGGAATAATGGCAGCTTCATCGATGTACAACCAGTTCACAGATTTACCACGAATACCTGAACCTGTTGTGGCGGCGGTGAATACTTTACTGCCGTTTTCCAGTTCCACGTTACCCTTGTTCCAGGTTCTTACTCCCTGTTGCATCCAGATGGGTAGATGTTCATACATGATTTGATATCTATCTAACACTTCACGAGCGGCTGAACCTTTGTTAGCCAAAATAGCAACTGTTTTGCTTTCCTGAAACAACGTGTACCAAAGAATGCAGGCGGCTGCCGTCACAGTTTTTCCTTGCTGACGACCTTCCATCAACACCACTTTTCTGTTGTTCAGGATCACTTCCACTTTCTTCTTCTGACAATCATACAATTCGAACTTCACCAAACCTCTGTCCAGTGATACAATGTGGCAATAGTTCTCAATGAAATACACCGGGTCTTGTTGACACTTCATAATCTCCTGAATTTCTTCTGGAGTGAACTGATGCTGATACCCGATGGATTTTAAATTGGGATTGCCGTGATATGAGTTGTTATCCAGCATTCGTATCCTCAATGGTCACAGGCTCTTGTGCCTGTTTCATTGCCTTCAACAATTCATGTGTGGAACCCACAAACAAATTGTTCTGTGTTTGTATTTTTGGCTTGTCTTGTTTTTCCAATTCTTTCTTTTGTTTCTGTACTTCTAGTAAATCTTTGGCTGTGTCAGATATGGTTTTGATGAGTTGACCTGCCACTTCATAGGCACGAGGATGGTCGCTGTTCTTGGCGATGTGAAGAATACCATCGATGGCCTCATTGCCTTTATCAATCAAATCACGTAAAGTTTGCCGTGCATGAGCTGCATCATCTTCAATTACCGGAGATGCAGGTTTTTCAATATCATTAATGGTTGTTGTAACCACTTGAAACTTCTCATCTAAATTATCAAAAGTCATGTTTATTCGCTTGCGTATAGGTCATCAAATTCTTGCACAAACTCATAGGCATCAGTAGGCAATGCTGTTTCAGGATCAACAGTTGTAGTGATACGGCGTCCTATTTGATTGTTCGTAGGACTACTTCCTTCAAACAAAGAGTAATCTGCATAAATGTTTTGAATAGTTTTTTTGATGAGATTGGAATCTTGCACATAACCAAAGAAATTCATTTTGACTGTGAAATTCAAATCCCAAATTACACTGAAACGTTTGTCGAAATTTCCTTCCCATTCATCCTGATAGGACACATTATCTAGAATGATTTGTAAGTCACGCTTCACACCCAAGTCAGGAATTTCATTAATGGTGACATTGAAATCTGGATTGAAATAGGGAAAAATCTGTTCAACTATTTGTAATCCATCTTCCTGATTCTTGGCAAACACACTCATACTGATACCCATGTTGTAAGGAGTGGATATAAAGGAATGACGAACACCTGTAGATGTTATTCCTGCTGAATCAACCGCACGAACATTTTGTGTTACGGTTAATTTTCTTGAAGGATCATAATTCAATGTGGTGATTTCAAATCCAATACGAGGCAATGTGATGGCAAATGTGGCACGACCTGTTTCCAGTTCTGGTGCTTCACGGATACGGTCAATGAATTTCTGTTTGGGAGCATAACTCAATGGCACGAACAAACTTTGTGCAACTTCTCCTTCGGCATTCAGCCGACGAATTTGAATGTTGTTGAACAATGTACCAAAGGCAATGATGGCCTTACGAACGTGTTGATGGTAGAAATGACGATTACGAAACATTAGAATTCACCAAACGGATTAATTTCTGAGAAGTCTAAAATATCTGAACCTTCGGTTTCAATAAATTCTGTATCGGAGAAAGGAACAAGTGTATTGGTTTTAAATATTTCTTGAATCACAGAGTATCCTGATTGTGTTAGGATGCGACCATCTGTTTGATTCAATACTTCATAGGCAAAAACATTTTGACTTAAAGTATCAACAGAACTATCAATTTCTTCCACACCTGTAGCAAAATTTTCTGAACTGTATTGATACAATTCACAACTCATACTATAGATATAGAATTTTCCTAGTTGATAAAAAGGATCCAAATGCTGCACAAATTTAATTTCAAACATGCTGTTGGTTTTTGGTAAGAATATCAAATCTCCTTCAGCAGGACGTTTTGGTAATTGTAGAAGTTCTTCAGGTTGTGAACCTATCACATCTTCCCAACGACGCTTAGATACGACAAAGGTGGCTTGGTCAGTAACTTGAATACCAAACTTTGTGAACAACTCACTATTACCTTCCCACCCTTGAATGTTGGTGAGATACATTTCAACGGGATAGGCATTGTCAAATTGACTTAATACATCCTCACCAAGAATATCATCTTGATCCACTGAGGTGCGTGGAAGATAATACACATCATGACCATATATCTTGATGCTTTCAATGATGAGGTCTTCCAGGAGACGCTGTTCATTAGTGGTTCCTGTTGTATTACCGCTTTGAAAATAGAAATTTGTGGCCATATTAGCCTACCATGAAGTCAACAGGCAGCTCGTATCTGGACTGCATTTCTTTTTCCAATTCTGAAATTTCTGAGAGAGCTTCTTCAAACACTTTCTGACCATTCAATGTGACTCCGCCAGGAAGCTGCATCCCCTCAAATTTTTTCATGTTTTCTCCCCATTGACGTTTAATCAATGCAGTGGTGTATCGACGGAGAAACATATCATTGTATACTTCTGTCCATTCTTCTGGATCCAAGGCACGATACACTTCAAAGATGACGTAATCGCCGTCAACAAAAATATCATCCATGTTCACATCAAGAAAAATTTTATCTTGCTTTCTGTTGAAACGAATGGTTCTGGAACCTGAAAACATATTATCCAAAAGCTGCAAATGCATCTTCACTTGATTATAGTAGATGACATCTGAGGACAACAGATTGTACATATCATTCAAACGAAACTGATACACCACATCAAAGATGTTGGTGCTAGCACGACTGCTACCTGATGAATCTCCTACAGGAAACACACGCACCACACCCGTCACAGCATCAGCGACATCAAAACCTCCTGATGTCCAATTTCCCTCTGTGTAGGCTGTAGTTGCGTGTGTTGTTGTTGAGAATCCTGATGTACTACCTGTGATGGTCTCACTATTAACGAAGGCTTTACTCACCTTTCGAATTTTCAATTCATTGCTAGATTTCACAGCATACACTTCTGCTGTGGCACCGGATGTGGATCCTGTGATGATTTCACCTACTGTGAATTGAGTAGCAAAAATAGTTGATAACTTCAGTACAGATGCTTCAACTTGTGACTTCAAGTATACACGTTCTGTGCCATCAAAATGATATTCATTCCAAAAATCGATGGCATCTTGTACTCGGTCTTCTATTTGGTCATCATCAACGTTGATTTCAATAACTGGATATCCTAAACGACGGAGACAATAATCTTTTAATTCTTGGCGTGTTGTGATAGCCATTCTTTCCCTCTGTTCAATAGATGAAAATATATCTTTCAACTATTTATACGAATTGGATTATCCGTGTTGTTCCTCGAAGTAATTTTTCAACCAATTCCAGTCCACAGAGTTACGAAGGGCATCTTTATCATCCCGATGTTGTTCTGCGTATGCGTTCCCTTCTCTGGCTCCCATCATCACCCATTCTGCGTGTGGGCCTTCAGCAAAAGCCATCCAACGATCCAACCAAAGATGTGAATCTTCACCATAACTTAATGTCAACTTCACAACTTCTCGGAACGCTGTTCTCCAGGCTTCATATGGTGTGGTGGCGAACGTGGCCTCGCTGACTGTTCTGGGAACCGTGATGGTCTTGCTGTATTGTGTGAAATCCAGACCAAAGTTGACAGGTGTGTTCAACACCAGATTGCTGTTGTAACACACCACTCCCATATGCCCATATTGTAATCTGTTGCTCATGTTCTTGGCATGAAAGATGATGTGTGCGTTAGTAATAGTTTCCACAGGATAATCAAACACTGTGATGTCTGTGATGAAATTTTTACCTGTCACCACAAAGAATTGTCCAGCGTCACCTGCCAGATCCACACAACGATGAAACATTTTTCTGCGTCCATCTATACCATCAATTCTAACAGCTCTGGGACAAATCTTCACCAGATGGTTCCAGTTTTCCTCAGCATTGGTTTCACCGTTGCTGGCAAAGAACACAGGTACTGCATCCTTCTTGGCAGTTCTACGAACTTTCAAAGTGTGTAATGCCACAACAGGATCCACTTCAATAATCATTTTGTCTGGCCATTCCCAAGGATCATCACTCACCTTTTTAGACTTCTCAATCACCTTGCGTTCTCCAGCCCAACCGGCAATGAACACCTGTTCTTCATCTTTTCGAACCACAAAAATAACAGGTCCTGAAATGTGTTCCCAGGTGATGCCATTGCTGCACCGATACAACTTTCTTTCAGCTCCCTTGGCATCAATGATGTCCACGTAATCAAACGCAGTCAGTTCTTTGTCACCAGCTTGAGCCCAGCCCTTGGCATCTTTCACAGTCTCAATAAAATCTGTGAACCATCCTAGACTGCGAACCCAGTGTTTGGTTTCCACAATCCAGTGTTGTGTGAACAATTCACTATGTGCCAGCCATGTTTCATTATTCAGCATCTTTCTTCACCTTTTTCATTTTTTTAATTTCACGTTTCACACGTTGTTCTTCGTTCACCCCTAAATTTTGACCGAATGCCCATTGACCTACGTGACGCACTTGGAAACTTAGATTCATATCAATAAGTATTTTATGTCCTGCCTTACGAAGTTTGTTCTGGAAATAGAAATCTTCTCCGTGCCAGTCACCATCATAGTATTCAAAATTGAAGTAGGGAGGTTCTATGTTCTTCAGAATTTCTGTTTTCATCATTACACATCCCATACCCACACCTTCCACTTCCTGAAGTTCCTGGTCTGCTTCTAATGGCAACCAGTTGTCCCAATCACCTCGTTCAGGATAAGCTACGGTTTGCAATGGCACCGACCGCTTCATGTAGTTGGAACACACCACATCTACATTGTGTGCCATCAATCGCATGGCAGTAGTACTGGGAAACATCATATCAGAATCCAACCATAAAGCATAATCTGACTTAATGGCTATAGCTTGTTTAGCTAAAGTTTCCCTTTGTTTAAGTAAAATGGTACTTTGGTCATATAATACATGAACATCAATACCAGCCATGGTAGTGGTCTTCACCAGCTCCACTAGAGCTGAAGTGAACAAACTGTACATGGATTCTTTACAGGGAACCAGAATGGCTAGTTTTGTGGGACGCGTTTTCCAAATGCTTAAATCATAGATGTTCTTCATACACCTGCCACTCCTGCTGCTAGTGAGCTGGATTGTGTGGTGATGTCTTGAATTAATGTCGTGAGTTCATACACACGTTTCACAAACAACTGATAATCTGCCAATGGGAATTGTGTAACAGTATTCAAGGTGTCAATGCTGTACTTATCATATATCAAAATTTCCATGGCAGCTTGACGAGCCCATTTTTCAATTAAAGCAAATCTTGTGGTCTGAGGCTCATCAACCAATAAATTCAAAAGATGTTCTGGTTCATGTTGAGCCAATACATCTTCAAGAAAAGCAATTCGTTCTGGCCAAGTGTTGGCTTCTTTCAGATACTTCAGTTCATACAGAAGTTCTGTGAGTTTCTTTTTATCGTACCCAATAGAAACCCATCGGACATAACGTTCTTCGTATTCCGATGGGTTATCATTGATGGCGTTCAGCAATGTATCAAAGGTAATGTCTGACATAATTATCACTCCACATATAATAGTATAAAACAATTTATAAAAAAACTACCGTATTGTCAAGTCCTAATAAACTCCTGGTGTATTAACTCTTCCTCCAAAGCCACGTTGGTCAGAATTGTCGGAAAGGCGGATAACGCCAGTTGTGATACCAATTTGTGCACCCAATGTGGCTCGTAACGACACTTGACCTGATAGGCCGTATGCATTACGCACACGTCCCATAGTAATCGCAGAACCGGTGGATGGAATCGTACCCATAGTATGCTCCCTGAAGGCCTAAATTATTTAGTACAGTTCTTTTTTACTACGTCGAGTTCGGCCTTAAGTTCCTTGATGGCTTCAATCAACAGGGGAACTAATTTTTCATACTTCACTGTGAGATATTGTTCATCAATAGGAGCCGGTACTACAACTTCTGGCAGAACTGCTTGTACTTCCTGTGCACTGACACCAACCTGTTGTTTGTCGTTGGTGTAACCTAAAGACTTGGCCACTTCATTTTCTGTAAAGTAGTAGCCATTCAATGATGTCACTTTGGCCAAAGCATTGTCAATAGTTCCTTGTAAGTTCTTCAAGCGAGCATCTGAATAGAACGCTGTGATTTCATTGGTGGCTCGGATTTCACCTGTGGTATTTGAACCTGCTGTACCTACACCAATGGAATTGAACTGTGAATTTTGTGAGGTACTTGTAAATGTTGCAGCAGAACCAGAACAGTTACCAGTCAATGCTGCTGTAATTGTTCCAGCTGTGAAGTTACCTGAACCATCACGTGCCACGATGGTTGATGCTGTATTAGCACTTGTGGCATTACTTGTTACAGTAAATGTCGCTGCGGCAGAACCGTTGTAAGTAGTAGAACCAGAAAGACCAGTACCTGATACGTTAGTAGTAAATGTTGCCAAGTTACTACCAAGTGATATACCAGAAATAGTACTGTTGGTCAATGAACCATTGGCAATGTTACTTAAAGTATTACTGCTACCACTGATGGTCTTGTTGGTGAGTGTTTGTGTGCCTGTGGTGGTGACCAAAGGTATTTCAGAACCTGCAAGACCTGCTACCCAAGAGTCAGAGG